GCTGTGAAAGAGCCCTATCCTAACCACTAGACTATATTGGTTGGTTGCACTTCTCGTCAAAGTGCAACCAACCAATATAGTCTAGTGGTTAGGATAGGGCTCTTTCACAGCCTTGGCTCGGGTTCGATTCCCGATATTGGTATCACCACACTCATAATTCATTATTATGAGTGTCACCACACTCATAATTCATTATTATGAGTGTCACCACACTCATAATTCAGTGGTAGAATGCTACACTTCCAATGTAGATACGCGGGTTCGATTCCCGCTGAGTGTATTCAGTTTGGTTCTTCTGCAAAAAGAACCTGGTGGAGGGTAAGGAACCATTTCCCCCTGAAAGGATCCAAACAGCAACAACAATAGCCATTATTATTCTTGGATCCTGTTATTTAACTGGCGTAGTTCAGTTGGTAGAACGCAGGCCTTTTATCTGTCATTAATAGTGTCATGATTGATAGCCTGTAGCCGCGGGTTCGAGCCCCGCCGTCAGTAATCTTACTATTTTTTATGGTATTAATCTTTGATTTCATAAGAATTTCCAAATAAATCCAGCAGCTGTCTTATAACTTGGAACACCTCTACAAACTTTAGCAATAGTTGAAGAACTTATTCCTACTTTTAAACCAGCATCAACAGTACTTGTATAGCTTTCAAGAAGAATACCTGTATCATCATATCTTCCAACAGGTTTTCTATTTGGAGAAATATGATTTTTCTTAAATAATATATTTAACTTATTAGATCCCTCATTTATTTTTTTAATATATTCATTATATGTACCATTATCTCTTCTTTCTTGCCATAATTTTTTAATTGCACTACTAAGTTTTTTCCTTCTTTCTTCTGTAATAGCCTTTCCAAAGTTATGATTTTTACTTCCTAATTTTGATTCACTATTTTTCCTCCTAAGTTCATCAGTAACTGGAGTTAATTGTCTCCCCTTTAGTTTTTCTGATATTAACTTCTTCGTTTCAGGATGACATTTTGAATTATTTCCACCTGATTCTAAATTATATCCATTTGGAGATAATGTATTAAACTTCTTAATATATTCTTCTTCATAATAATTACAGTCTTCATCAAAACATATACAGATAATTTGAAATTTAAAGTTATCAATACCATATTTATTATATGCATTTAATAAACACCTTCCAATTGTATATTTATCACACTTTTTATGTTCTTTCCACCTTTTCTCAATATCATCTCTTTGAGTTTGTCCAACATATTGTTTCTTTGTAATGATATTTGTTATTAAATAAATATATCCCATAGTTACTTCTATATAGTATAAATAATCAATTTTATTTATTTGGTCTAAAAATTGACTGCAGTGATCATTACATTTGAATTGGATCTAAAGATATCAAGATAGATATGTATAGCGTAGATCCATACCCGCGTGGCGCAGTGGATAACGCGTCCGCCTTCTAAGGGAAACCGGCTGCAAGCGGAAGATCGTGGGTTCGACCCCCACCGTGGGTAGTTGTCCGTGATGACATTAAACTATTCTTTGCCTTCATAGCACAGTGGTAGATGCACCAGCTTTGTAAGCTGTAGGTCCTGGGTTCAATCCCCAGTGGAGGCACAACGTTTTGCTGATTTCGTACAAAATCAGCACACCAGCTCGCATAGCTCAGTTGGTAGTAGCGTGGTCCTTATATCTTTATTGGTATGCAAGGGAGGCCGAGGTCGTGGGTTCAAGCCCCACTGCGAGTATTTTTTATGAGATTAATGTTTAGCCTCATAAAAAATTGATACCGCCTACCAGAGCTATATGATCATAGCTAAAATGCATACACACAGTCGCAAGTGTGGTCGCACGCATGATATTGCAAATGTAAATATAGAAGTAGATACCTCTCCAATCGCAACTCGCACACGTAATAAGATTGCACGTAAAAACTGGGAGAGTTCTATCGCAGATGCAGATATCGATGATTTCCTTGAATTTCTGCGTAGCAGTACTGATCCGTGGGAGCGCTCTCTAATTCCTGAGATTGAGAGGGCTGTGATTCTGCGTTTTGCAGAACGTAATAAGCGTGCGAAGGTTTAAATTTGATACCTATCAAAAGTAAAAAATAAAATATGCCACCCACACATTCTATTCCTGAAGAGACAAACTTGCTAACTATTCTTAAGAGGATGCCAAAGCCTAATGCAAACTTTATCACTGGTTTTATCTTTGGATTTGCAACAGCCACTATTCTCTTTTCAAAGATGCATAGGTAATGCTTTAGTAAATAATATTTTTGAATCTAAAGCAAAAAATTAAAGCTCTTAAAAACTATTCTTTAGTATCTCTAAAATGAATGCTTTTCAGATGATGATGAAAGCAACAGAGCCTTCTGAAAAGAAAACAAAAAATGGATACTCTATAATTAGAGGTTCAGATAAAACAGAAGAGGAATTATGTTATCTTTTACAGTTTGATGGATTATCTCAACCTAATCCTGGAATTTCAACAGGAGGTGCAGTTATGTTCAAGCCTATTTCACGAAAAGTTGTATTTGAACGAGGAGAATTTATAAATTATGCAACAAATAATCAAGCAGAATATACTGGACTTATTATTGGAATAAAATCTGCTATAGAATTGGGTGTAAAAGAATTACTGATCGAAGGTGATTCACAACTTATTATATTACAAACTGAAGGTAAATGGAAGGTTAATAATGATAATCTAAAAATTCTAAATAAACAAGCACGTGATTTATTAACACAATTTGATTTCGTTGCTATTAGACATATATATAGAGATAAAAATGAATATGCAGATAGTATAACAAATAATGTTTTAAAATCTAAGCAATCTTTCTTTAAGAAAATATGAGTTTGAAATTAATATTAATATTTTTTACTTACACATTATACAGCCTTTACGCGCGGCTGCTTCTTTGTCTTAGGAGGAGGAGTTGCACCACCACCAGCTTCCCTCTCGGCCCGCATCTTCAGCCAAGCAACCTCAAAGTCATCAAGATCCTTTAGCCACAGAGCTGCAGCAGTTGTTGCCTGCAACTCTTCAACTGCAGCACGCGCACGTGCAACAAGTGCCTCTGCATCTGCAATTGCAGACGCCTTTACACGATCCATGCGCAGGCGCAATAGATACTCATAAGAGTCAATGCTATCCGCATCACCGCCGAGTGCAGGCAGACTATGCTCCTTCAGAACAGCAACAATCTCTTCATCACTCTTCCTGCGCAGATCAATGGACCCAGCGATGACAGCACGGATAAAGCGCGCCTTTGCATCTGCCTCGGCCGCCTCAGTCGTCAGACGATTAATCTCCATCTGTCGCCTCTCCTCGTACTTTGCAATACGCGGCCCATAGAATGACTCCAGCATATCACCTACGCACCCAAAGCGTACAATCTTCATATGCGGATCAAAGCACACCATGTTACTTGTCCTCCACGTGGTAGTCAGACGGAACCTCTTTTCAAACTCGGCAGGATTTGCGCGAATCTCGTCGAAGTAATCCGAATCGAGATAGAGGTCGAAGCGGACATCTACGTGATTGTACAAATCATCGTAGTTGAGAAGAACAGGCTTTCCATCCTCAAGCTTTCCAGCCTCCATCTCTTTATTCGTGCAGAGCTCATCGAGGAATGCCTTGTAATCATTCGTCCAAGTTCCAACAGGAAGCTCTGTGATGACAACAACGCGCCGCGCCTCATCAATCGTGTAGAGACCACGCGTCTGCCAGACACCATCACTGAGCATTGTCATGCGTCCCTTGAATCCAAGCCACCAAGGCTGGAGTGCAAGATTCTGTAGTGTGTCGCGTCGCCCAGCAATACGATCACGCAGAAGAGCAATAATATCATTCGGATTGAAAGGAGGAATATCCGTGCTGAATCCAGTACCAATTCCAATACACCCATTAACGAGCAGCATAGGAAGAACAGGCCAATACGTCTCAGGCTCGACGATAACACCGTCATCATCGAGATGCTTCAGAATGCCTGAATCCTCCTTGCGGAAGATGGTATTTACAATCGGCTCAAGGCGAGTGTGGATATAACGCGCAGAAGCATTGTCCTTTCCACCCATGAGACGAGACCCAAACTGCCCAATCGGCGACAGAAGATTGATGTTATTTGCACCCATGAATGTCTGTGCCATGGATACAATTGCACCTGTCAAAGATGCCTCGCCATGGTGATAGGCCGCATGCTCTGAAACATAGCCAACAAGCTGTGCAACACGAACCTCAGCCGTCAGGCCACGCTTCAAGCAACCGAAGAGAATCTTACGCTGACTGGGCTTGAAGCCGTCGATTAGATGCGGAAGAGAGCGGATATTATCGGCATTACTGAAGTGGATAAGTTCATCATGGATGAATCGCGAGAATCCAACCTGACCACCCTTTCCAATTGTAAGAAGACGCTTAGGATCATATCCTGCCAGCCACTTCTTGCGATCATCTGCACGCTTCTTGCTAAATGCGAGAGACAGGCACTCATCCGTCGCATCATCCCACTCGTACTTGATCTCATGCAGTTCGCGGAACCATTCCTGTGCCTCCTCAGGTGTGCTCGTACCCAATCCCTTGTAGTACTTGAGAGCCCACCCAGCAGGCGCAACAGATGCACGCCAAGTCTCATATTCACCCTGGCTGAAGAAGCTGCGAACCTCTCCACGTCGCGTAGCCTTGAGAAGAGGCGTTGCAAGTGAGCAGACAAAGCCAGAGCGGAGAAGCGAGGGCCACTCCGTATGGAAGAGATTCATAAGAAGACCCTTGATGTGCGAGCCGTCCAAATCCTGATCTGCCATAACCATGACGCGACCATAGCGCAGAGACTTCAAATCCTTATAGACCTTCGACTGCTCAAGGCCAAGAATCTTCTTAATTGCAGTCAGTTCCTCATTCTTACTAAACTTGTCGGCACTCACGTCGCGAACATTCAGCATCTTACCCTTGAGAGGAAAGACACCCCACTTTTCGCGGCCGACGACCTTGAGTCCAGTAATTGCACTCGTTGCAGCCGAATCTCCCTCGGTGAGAATGAGCGTGCATTCATTACTCTTTGCAGTGCCAGCCCAGAGAGCATCAACGAGCTTGGGCATACCACGGAGAGTTGTACGCTTCTTTCCATCGGTCTTCTTTGCATCACGGGCAGCCTTTGCATCGAGAATTGACTGCGCCTCATCGGCGAGACCAATCTTTGCAAGTAGATCAATAAACTTCGGAGTGACCTTATACTGCGAGCCAAACTTGCTAGCAGGCGTCGTCAGAGTCTCCTTCGTCTGGGAATCGAATGACGGATTCACAATGGTGCTATTTACGAAGAACATGACACTGTCCTTGAGCTGAGAAGGCTTGATTTCGAGCTTCTTCTTCTTGGTCAGGAACTCGCAGAAGTCGCCTAGAACATGCCGCATGACAGTTTCTACGTGCTTTCCACCCTTCTTGGTATTGATACCATTGACAAAGCTGACGTGCTTCTCCTCAGATACAGAGTCTTCATCATCGAATAGGGCGCGAGTCAAGATTGCAGCGACTTCCCAGCGATCGGAGGAGCGTTCATAGGCGATATGTGCCTCGTCGCGAACAAAGAGGCGAACATACTTCTCGAAGGTATTCGTTGGAACAAGAGTACCATTCCAGGTGACCTTTACCTCCTTTCCTGCGAGTGCTGCAAGTTCAATCGCGCGGCTCTGGAGAACCTTTGCCATCTCATCCATATCGAGGCCGATAAAACGAGCAGTATCAGGTGTATAGGTGATCTTTACAAGTCCCTTCCCCTTGTCCTTCGTAACAGAAGCCTTATCACAGGAGATCATATGATCACGCCACGTCTGCTTATACTTGAGGCCATTGCGAGTATTGCGAGTCTCAACGGTAAAGAAGTGGGAGAAGATATTGGTCAGCTTTGCACCATAGCCGTTCTTACCACCGACAATCTTCTCTTCATTCTTATCGTAGTTTCCGCTGGTAAGAAGATGACCAAAGATGAGTTCAGGCGCAAAGACCTTATACTCAGGATGCTCTTCAACAGGAATACCTTCACCATCATTTTCGACAGTGATCATAGGCCTCTGTGCAAGATCCTTTCCAAGAGTGATATCGATATGCTTCATGGGTGTAGAAGTCTGTAGAGAGCGGACGAGTGCATCGCGAGCATTTACAATGATCTCATCAAAGATCTTGTAGAAGCCAGGATTAAACTGCACGTGCCGATAGACCATCTTTCCCTTTTCGGCGTCAAAGATCCATCGCTGTTCATCATGAGTCTCAACAGAACCAATATAGGTATCAGGGAGCTCGAGGATATGCTCACGGTGAGTGTGCTTCTTATACGTTTCAGCGGATGCCATGCTAAGGGAGGGGGTCATGGGGTGGATTCAAATTTAACCAGTTGCTAAGCGCATTTAATTACGACGTGTTTTTCTCTTAGTATTCTTGTTCTTATTCTTCAGCTTGTTATTCCGTAGTGTCTTGCGCTTTCGTGCGCCACCAAGGCTAGAGCATGTTCTAGCACAAGCAGTTGCAGGATCCACTGAATGATAAGCAAATACTCTAGCTTTACAAGCATCAACAGATTCATAATTCGAGGCATCGCGGCATAGTCTTTGCATTTTATACTATATCTTTAGATAATTTATTTTTCAAACATAAATAAGTATCATCATTAAATAGTCTGCATGGATGGGTGCAATTTATGCAGAGGATTACTCTACGACTATATATGTTTGCCACTTATGCCATGTGAGCCACTGTCGAATAGAGTGAAGGTAGAACGGGTAAAGAGGTGTGCATGGGAGATAAGTGAAAGCATACTCTATATTTTTTCAAAGATACCTCAAGATGAATATGTACAATTAATGAATCATGATACGCATTACAATGGACCCTATTATATACAAAATCCGATGAAACTAAATGACCAAGAAACAGTTTGGTTCTATCATAGAAATATCAGGCTTTATTTTAATTTTAATATGCGTTACAAGGGAATTTCTGCATATATAGATACAATAGTAACAATTCTTAGAGAACATTGTATTCTTAAGAATTGTTGTGATTCCTATTGTTATGAAGAGTGGTTTGCACAAAAAATCATGTGGGGCTTACAAAATATAGGGCAGATTCATTCTGAGCATTTACAAAGTCTTCTCAGGTGATGAATGGCTCTTTTTCAAAGCATAATATATTGTAGCGATACCACCAATACCAAATAACATAAGAACTGTCATCCACATCATCTGATTTGCAACACTTAGATTATCCAAAATAGGGAATATATATTCAAAAGTCTCCCAGATGACAGGGACAAGGAGGAATGAAAGGCCACCTATATATCCATATAGTTTATAGTTATCATAATATGCAGGATTTTTATCAATCGGCAATTTTGTATAGAGCACAAGTGTATAAAAGACAATAGAAAAAAGTCCTAGTGCAGAATAAACAGCATATTGTACATCTTTAGATTCAATATAGTGACTTGTTTTTGCGGAGAAGATATCCATAAGTGCAGCTCCATGAAGTATTGTAAAAAACCCAAATGCAAGAAGAATATAATCAATCATACGTCCAGCAATCGTATGATCTCCAGATACAATAAGGTCAATTCCTTCAATCATTGAAAGTTTCTTTTCAATGTCGGGTGGAATAAACCATGTAAGTGATAATACAATTAGAAGTTTTATAAGCCCATATAGGATAAAAATAATTCCTAATAGGCTAAACTTCATCTAACGTTAGTACTAGAACTTTTTTACAAGCATAAGAATCTTATCATTATCCCATCCAGGCGACCACTTATTTTCATGCTCCATCTCATAAAATGCATAGAATGAAAGTTCATTCTTTATAGGGGCAATTGCAGATTCATAGGCTTCATCAGGAATAGTGCGAAAGACATCTTCAATAAGAAGCATACCACCAGGCTTCAGAAACTTTATTGCTTCTTTGATAATAATATACTGATGTTCAATATCGTGGCTTGAATCATCGAGAATAACATCTAGATTTCCACCTGTTGCAGCCAGTGCAGTTCGTATAGAGAGAGGATCACGCACATCCATCTCTCCAAAGGATGTATTCGGATATCCAAAACTCTGTGCATTGGATAAGAAGTTTAAATCGCGATCAAAAAAATAGAGCTGTCCTGATTGAAAATAGCGTGCCCACATATGAACACTTGCGCCTGCTGCAACGCCAATTTCCGCAAAACGGATTGGTAGGGCCCTCTTCGGTGCAAAGAGCATACTATAGAAAGGAGTATAAGGGTGACGATGTCCATTGCGATTAAACGGACTCTTATCTGTTCCACACTGCATTCCGATTTGACAGAGTTCTGTATTTGCACGCGATGAATTAATACTATACGTGATCATTATAAGTTTAAGATTACTTTTCTTTAGATAACGTCGTTGGTCATTACTTCCTTAAATTTAAGTACTAACGTTAATGTTAGATGACAGACATAGCGAAACAGTGTCCTTGGTGCCAGAGGTGGTGTCTCAAGGATGCAGCCTGTGCATATGTATTTGCCTGTGGTTTAGAAACAACAGGCAAATTCCATGTTGGAAAAGGATGTGGTCGTTCCTGGTGCTGGGAATGTGGAAAGAAATATTGCTCGCAATACTATGATCAAGAATCTGGGCAACGCTTATCCACAGCAAAAGACAATCACAATCCCTTTTGCTGTAAGGAAGAGGAAGGATTCAAACAAGAAGACTATTGTGGAGGTGGCCATTCAGGTCACTGTGCTAGACGCTGGTAAATATATATACTATCTGTAGATGGTTAAACAGCGCGGAGGGTATTACCCTAGCCTCATGGCTGGCCTTCTTACAAATGGTCCAATGCTTATGGCACCTGTTATTGCATCAGGATTCCGTCTTATTAGAGATTCGGATGAGCGATTACTGAGTCGAAAGAATAAGCTACGTCTTAGCAAAAGCGGCATTAGCAAAAGAGGGCGTCGGAAGACAAAGACCCGTCGTTCCAAACGCACTCGGAACGCGACGAAAAATACGCGCAAAGCCTAAAGATACCGGCAGCATCCTAGAATAGAATGGCCACTAAGCCGAATCAGAATGGAAACCTCTTTGAAATTAAGACAGTACAATCTGGTGCATTTCGCACTCTGATCGAAGCTCTAAAGGAGATTCTGACAGAGGCAAATCTAGAGTTCGATAGTCAGGGAATCAAGATCATGGCGGTTGATGAGACACATACAGTTCTTGTCTATCTGCGTCTTCATAGTGATCGCTTTGAGAACTATTTTTGCCCTGCAAAGCATGTTCTAGGCGTCAATATGATTTATCTTTTCAAGCTGATTAAGACTATGGGCAATAATGATAGTCTTACACTGTATCTTCCCGCGTCCAATCCGAACAAGCTCGGAATCCGTATGGAGAACAGCGAGAAATCCACAACGACGAATTATTTCCTCAAGCTTTTCGACACGGATGTAGAGGATATCCAGATTCCTAGTTTGAATTTCACGAGTATTATTCATATGCCTTCAGTGGATCTCCAGAAGATCTGCCGTGATATGAATGCGCTTGGAGAAAAGCTCGATGTGGAGATCACGAGTTCAGGGACTGATCTCATTTTCCGCTGCATGGGAGATTTCGCTGAGCAGGAGACAATCATTAGTGAGAACAGTAGCAATATGAAGGTTCATAAAGCATCGGGTGCTGCGCATGAGATTGTACAGGGTATTTTTCAGTTGAAGCATCTTGTTCTCTTTACAAAATGCACGAGTCTCTGTCCTAGTATTGAGCTCTATCTCAAAAATGATTTCCCTCTCATTCTTCGCTACACGGTTGCGAATTTGGGAGAGATTAAGTTAGTTCTGGCGCCGATGAAGAATAAGCAGGGAGCGTCTTAACGTTATGGCATTATTAACTCATCTTCAGTATCAGATCGTTCGCGCATACAGCACCTCTTTCTGCAAATTTCACGATCTCTTTTACAATCGGCACAATTACGCCTACAGTCACGACGAGGATTACAACTGCAAGGAAAAAGTGCAGTTAGAAGAACAGTAATCGTACAGGAAAAAATAACAAGCGCAGTTGTACCCGCTAAGATCGTATCCGTTGGATCAGTTGAGTCCATTTACTAAAACTTTGCGACTAAGATTTAGACCCTAACGTATAACGTCACGACGTTATGAAAGAAGCATCTTCATCCGTGAAGGCCAATGGCCGCATGGAACTGTGATAACAGCTTTAGGGTTACTAGTATTAAGAGTAACAATAACTTCACCCTCTTGAACATTAGTATTTTTCTGATCGCGCATGTTTCCATAGATCCATGCACGAATAGGATGTTCTGTATGAAGATAACGATTATACACAAGGCTCAAAGATGGCAAATAATGTGTGAGGATAATTGCATTCT